TGTAAATTTCTGGAAAGTCACTTCCCAGGTGTCATTTAGTAGGTTAACGATAGCTTCGTTGATTTGGCGGTTAGTACCGCATTTCAGCTTATTACAAATTTCTTCGTAATATTCTCGTCCCCACAAACTTGCTTCAATGAGTTGTTCTTGAATAAGGTTCACCCAAACCGTTATCTGTTCATTGCGCAAGTCCGTCCATACAAATGGACCTTCAATCGATCTCTTCAACAGTGGAGCTAAAACCAGTCCGTCTTGTAATACAAATCCTCGTTTGAGAAACTGTAAATTTTCAAAACTAGTTTCAGGAACTTCTTCACCGTCTTTAGATCCAGGTGTTATTACATGTCCAGTAGCGTTCAAAATATCTCGATAAGTACAATAATTATATTTATCAATAAACTCCGAACTCACGCTTTTGATGATATCATCACCATATGCAACACTAGACACGTTTGCTCTATACGTATGTAAAGATTTAATGCCAGTCGTCAAGACCCAAGCATAAAAACCATATAAATCGTTAGCTTCGCAATTATCTATAGTAGTCATGTAACTACCACTTTTATTCGCTCTTTTTGTACGATATACAGTTTTATTGTCAACAACATATGTTTCAATAGTATCCTTAGTTTCAACAGCTCTAGCAACATCCCAGTTATCTGGTGCTACTAATTGAATTGTTTTACGCTGATTTTTACGAACTTGTTCGAGTACCTCTGCATGGAGGTATTTATCGTAATTTTTGTAATCAGCATCGAAATAATGAGGATGTTTTGTCATATATTGTGCCAATGCTTGCCATCCATTAGACTTAGCATCAATCCCTACTGCGTGAAAGCATTTAAGACCTGCTTTTGTGTATGCTTCTTTATAGGGGCCATACAGCGCCCCTGAGAACAAGATTAAATCCACTGGTATACAGTGAAATACTCTTGTTCTCCCTGCCTTTGCTTGCGCAATCTTTATCGGTTGATCTTTCAACTTAGAACTAGAAAAGCTCAAAAGTCTATTTCCGAGATTAGCTTGATGTAGTTTTTGGGTAACTCTCTTTTTCAAAGCGTTACCTGCTTGTGTGTCTTTAAAACTACGTCTACCTGTCTCTTCATCAACATCAATAAAATCACTCTTTTTCGGGCATCCCACCAAAGACCATGGGAGCCCTGCTGCTTTGTTCACTTCCATTCCGCGCACATATTCGTTGTCGGGCAAACCATTTAATGCATAATCTAACATTTCTTCAATGTTATCACTAACTCTCGTTAGCGTTCCTTCAGCTTTAAATATTGCTACACGTTCGGCAACTAATTGTTGTGAGCACCATTCTAGTAACTCTTGGTCCAATTTCGGTAATTCTTTTGCCATCTCCGAATTAGGTCCAAGAATTAGACTTTTCCTACCATCCAAATTTTTTGGTAAATCTGTTTCGATATATGGATCGTAAGGGTCTAACCTTCCTGGTGCTAGTTGTTCTTCGAACATATGTGCAAATGGAGACTTGTGCCAGTGGTCCAGTGAGTCATTGGATACAGGTAAACTAGGGCGTACTAGATTACCTATATATTCTACTTCCGGACCGACTGGTAAGTCTGTTGGCGGACCTGGTACTATTAACTTCTGCCATTCATCATAATAATGTTCTTCTTTTCCTTGAATTATAGATAAATCTTCGGCTGTCAGTATAGCGCCATACCAAGTCTGCTTTTGTGAACTATGATATGCATGAAATCCTAATAGTCTTCCTTGTTTTTTTCCCTGTGTTTAAAACTATAGGACTCCCGCAATCTCCTTTTTGGCTCATTTCAGTGTCACACTGTAAGGTCTGTATGCACGCTGCCAACTTTTTCTTCTTCCAATCTTCACCACATTGATAATCAGATACTTCAAAAGTAGTCGTCCTTGCAAAACCAATTACATTATTCTTTGCAAAATAATGCATAGTTATGCAATTTAACCACTCTACTTCTGTATCTGCTGCTGATAGCAAATATTTTGACAAAGAAGG